AGCTCTTCTAATTCGCCCACTGGGCAAGAATATCTGATTGACAATTGGGCTAAGGAGAACAGTACAGACCGGAATCCACCGGTAGATTTTAAAATCTGCGCCTCGCGAATCGCGGAGACGTCGTCGGTTGTTAAACCGGTGCTGTACTCAAAAGCTCTATTAATCTCATGGTTTCCCCAACCGGATCGTCCAACAACAACCTCACGGTTGAACTTCCTAAAACGATCGGCCAAGGGCACCATCCTGTTACCATATTCGGGAGGGAGATCCCCATACACTCTCCCGAAACCTTTCATAAACGTACCTATACTCATGATGGCATGGTAATTGCCATCGGATCCTCGACAAGGAAAGTGCTTTAAAAACTGTAATTGCTCAACTGTCTCACAAACACTACACTTCACTATGTACCCAACTTTCTCAGCTGCCAAGGCGTAGGCAGCGGCATACTGGGAACGAGTGACGAGTGATGGATCCGGCACTAGCTTGACCAAAGAGAAAAACATGGCTAAACTAGCAAAATTATTCACAACAGTGGTCAGTGTCGAACCACTATACAACTTGGGTTCATTGAATTTATAGGTCTTCTTCTCCTTTGCATTATGAGCGTTGCGAACAACGAATTGATTCTGAAGCAAAGAGAAGGCTTTTGTTATACTACCGAAAAACTCCGATCTGGTTCCATCAACGTTAGTAGTCAGAAATTGTTCCACCAAATTGAACAATCCTGAACGATGAGAGCCGTCACATTGAGAGATGTCGCCGTTTGCCCAGAGAACCCCATCCCTGCACTTAACTGAAAAACAACAATCATCGGAGAAGTAGCACATCCTAAGACCCCCCGTGGGAGGATCCATAAGCCACTTAAATAAATCGGTGAGGACGTCATGATCGGGAGAACCGATGTAACGAACCTCATGGGGGCCCACAAAATAAGGAACCCCCATAGCATCTTTGACGTGTGGAATCTGACAAGCGGTGACTTGGGTGTTTGAAACACCCAGGTCAGCTATCATCCTAGCTTTCCCCGGAGCCGCTATGATTTCACCAGGTTTCAACTTGCCACATATAGGATTGCGTAACGAGTTATTGAAACTCAAGTCTCGCTCCTGTTCAAGGTGGCATGCGCGCCTTAGCTTCCGCTTGGGGTGCTCCTGATGCAGCCATACATTGTAGGATTCCTCATAAGGGCTCTGTACCACGTGATCGTAGAAGAACTGTTTATACTTATGGAAATAACCACGCAAATAACGAGGCATGCTATTATTGTTACACGACAATCGCTCGCAATAACCAGGCTTATCGGCCTTTCTAAGGCCGATGAGCCGGGAAATGCCAGCGACGTGTTCTTCAGGTCCCTTTCC